TCTAACACAGGTCTTGGTAAAGACAATTCAGGTAACGGAAACTATTGGAATACTAATAACATATCTGTAACCGCTGGCACAACCTATGATGCTATGACAGACGTGCCTACGAATACAAGTGCGACTGTGGCTAACTATGCAGTAATGAATCCGTTAGATGTCAATGCTATGGTGATGACACAAGCTAATTTATTAGCATCTTCTACAGGTGCTACATGGAAAAGCACTAGAAGTTCTATAGCTATGACAAGTGGAAAATGGTATTGTGAAATGACATTTACTGCTGGGATTGATTGTCAAATTGGAGTAGGTAGCTCTACTTTAGCAATAGCTTCTTATGCTGAATGGACAACTGCTAACCCTTCTGTTATTTATTCTGCTGGTGATGGTTCAAAATATTTAAATGGAACTCAAAGTTCTTATGGTGCTACATACACTACTAATGATGTTATTGGTGTGGCTTTTGATGCAGATGCTTTAACTGTTACATTTTATAAAAACAATGTAAGTCAAGGTTCAATTACAACAGGATGGTCTGCTGGCACTTATGCGTTTTTAGTATCTTTATATGGTAGAGGTGGCGGAACAACATCAGGTGCATTTAACTTTGGTCAGCGCCCTTTCTTATACACACCACCTACAGGCTATGTAGCACTAAACACATATAACCTACCTACACCTACTATATTGCAAGGTAATAAGTATATGGATGCAACGCTATATACAGGTGATGGAACCACAAATAGAACAGTTGCAAATGCAGCTTCATTTAAACCTGATTTAGTATGGGTAAAAGATAGGTCAAATGCAAATTCACATATATTAGTGGACTCTGTCAGAGGCATAACTTCTGTTTTATATTCTAATTCAACAATAGCTCAACAAACTGGGACTGCTATTGCAGCAATTAATAGTAATGGATTTTCAGTAAACGAACCTAATACTGGTGCAGACTCATCTAATATTAATGCTCACACTTATATAGGTTGGCAATGGCAAGCTGGACAAGGATCAACATCATCTAACACTTCAGGAACTATTACATCTACTGTATCTGTAAATGCAAGCGCTGGGTTCTCGATTGTTCGATATAGCGGCAACGCAACAAGTGGGGCTACGGTAGGTCATGGACTTGGTGTTGCTCCTAAAATGGTTATAGCAAAGACATTAAACACTGCTGGGTATGATTGGCCTGTATACCATTCAAGTTTAACTGGTCCTTCGTATGTACTAACTCTTAATTTAACTGCTGCAGAAGAAAGCCAACCAAACAAATTTAATGGTGTTGCACCATCGTCAACGGTTGTTACTCTTGGAAGCCACGGAACAAATTTAAGCGGTACAAATAATCAAGTTCTCTATTGTTTTGCAGAAATAGCAGGATTTAGTAAGTTTGGTTCTTATACAGGTAATGGTTCTACAGATGGTCCATTTATTTACACAGGGTTTAGACCAAGATTTATTTTAGTTAAAACCACAGGAGTTTCAGATTGGGTGTTATTGGATACTGCTAGAGATACATACAATGGTATGCAAAATCAATTATTTCCTAACAGTTCTAGTGCTGAATCATCTGGAACTATTCGTCTTGATGCTCTTTCAAATGGGTTTAAATTGAGAGTGGCTGGTGACCCTAATACATCAAGCTCTACATACATATACATGGCATTTGCAGAAAACCCATTTAAAAACGCTTTAGCAAGATAAGGTATAATAGGTGGATGTATCCAAATAGTCCAAATAAAGCAAAAGAAATAGGATTTAAACATTACTTTACTGGTAAGAGATGTTTGCGTAATCATATAGATTTACGTTATACAGCATCAAAAGAATGTGTATCTTGTAGACGAGAAAAAAATAATAACCCATTATTAATCGCAAAACAAAAACAATGGGCTATTATAAATAGAGATTATGTTATTGCGAAATCTCGTCAAAAATATTTAAATAATATTGACAAAGAAAGAGCAAGAACTAGAAAAAAGTATTGGTTATATCCAGAAAAAGTTAAGGCTACTAATTTAGCTTGGGTTAAATCTAATCCAGAAAAATTTAAAGCATTAATGAAAACAAGAAATGCTAAAAGAAGATTAGTAGTAAAACAACAATGTCCTAAATGGGCTGATAAAGAAAAAATAAAAGAAATATATATGAATAGACCTGAAGGTTATCATGTTGACCACATTATACCATTAAGAGGAAAGCTAGTATCTGGTTTACATATTCCAGATAATTTGCAATATTTAACAATTTCTGAAAATTCACGCAAAAATAACAAATTTATAGGAGTATAATATGGCATTTTATTTAAATGGAAATAGACTTCCAGAAGGTATTGGATTTACTGATGCTGAAGGAAATTCATTCCCAGCTAATTGGCTGAACCTTTCTACGGAAGAAGAAAAAAACTCTGTAGGTATCACATGGGTTGCTGACCCAGAATCTGTAGACTCAAGATTTTACTGGGACACAGATTTACCTAAAGCACTTGATGACAAGACAGAAACTGTTGATGGTAAAGAATACATAACAAAAGGTCTTAAATCTAACTTTGTAGCTCAAGTTAAGGATACAGCAGGTAAACTTCTTAACGCTACTGACTGGATGGTTATTCGTAAAACTGAACGTAGTGTAGACATTCCTGCTGAAACTGTAGCTAAACGTGCTGCAATCGTAGCAGAAGCTAACAGACTTGAAACAGCTATCAATGCTACAACTACTGTAGAAGCTCTTATAGAGGTTTTAAACGCACAAAATTGGAGTGAGTAATTGGCTACTCAAAGAATAGCACTAGGTGAATGGCTACCAGACCAGCCTTCAGTCGTAGGTACAATACAAGACGCATTTAATGTCATACCTATTGCTAACGGTTACGCACCATTCCCATTATCTGTAAACTACTCTTCTGACTCTGCTGATACACTTACAAACGTATTTGCTGGTCGTTTTAACACTATTACACAGTTATTTGCTGGTAGTGCTACTAAATTATATAAGTTTAATGCAGGTACACTTGCTTTAGACAATGTATCTAAATCTGGTAACTATAGTGGTAGTCGTTGGTACTTTACACAGTTTGGTAGTGTAGTTATTGCAGCCAATAGTGTTGCTAAATTACAAGCATGGACTATTAACTCATCATCTTTGTTTGCAGACCTTGCAGCCGCAGCTCCTGTAGCTAAATTTGTTACTACAGTGCGTGATTTTGTAGTATGTGCAAACCTAGACAATGGTACAAACCCTAATAAAGTACAATGGTCAGACCTTAATGGTGAAACTAATTGGACTTCTGGTGCTGCTTCACAATCTGACTTCCAAATTATACCAGATGGTGGAAACATTACAGGTATTACAGGTGGTGAATTTGGTCTAGTCTTACTAGAACGTGGCATAGTTCGTATGTCTTATGTTGGTTCACCTTACTTCTTTCAGTTTGACAATATCTCTCGTGGTATTGGCTGTATAGACGGTGGTTCTGTAGCTCAATACGGTGGTGTAACATATTTCTTATCTGATAATGGTTTCTATGCGTGTGATGGAAAATCAGTAGAGCCTATTGGTACAGAAAAAGTAGACAGATTCTTTTTTAGTAACGCTAACATTAACCAAATTGATACAATTAGTGCTGCTGCTGACCCTATTAACAAGTTAGTCGTATGGAATTACCAAAATGCTAATGGTGGTCGTTCATTGCTTATCTATAATTGGCAGATGAAGAAATGGTCACAAGGTTCTACAGATGTAGATTATATTGCACCTGCTGCAACTTCTGGTGTAACTTTAGAAGCATTAGACAGTTATGGTACGGTAGACTCTATAGGTACATCTTGGGATGACCGAGTATGGTCTGGTGGTAAATATTTATTTGCTGGTGTAGATGGTGGTCGTATCGTAACATTTACTGGTGCTAACTCTACTGCTAAACTCATCATGGGTGACATAGAAACAGGCTATAACGGTGTTATTCAATTAATTAGGGCACAGGTACAGGATGGTTCTTTTACAGCCTCTGTAGCCTCTCGTAGACAGTTACAAGACGCAGTTACATTTGGCACTACAGTAACAGCATCATCTGAAGGTCGTGCACCTGTTAGAAGTGCTGGTAGATACCATAGATTTTACATTACTCCTACAGGAGTTTGGTCTAATATCCTTTCTATAGATATAGACTCTGAAACACAAGGTACTAGATAATGGCTCGTAGTGATATGTACCGTAAACTTGCTTTTCAAGGTGGTGAGCCTAGAGAAGTAGCAGAAGTAGTCAATAACCTAGTTGAAGGTAAATCTAACAACACAGGTGAGGTAACTTTAGCTGTAGCTAGTGCGACTACTACGACTATTTATGATGAACGCATAGGGTATAATAGTGTTATGCTTCTTATGCCTACAACAGCTAATGCTGCTTCAGTTTTATCAACAACATACATAGGTACTACAAACAAAGGTAATGCAGTCATTACTCATACAGCTAACACAGTAGCAAATAAAACATATAGATATATTATAGTAGGATAATGGAACTTAAATACGTCAATCCTAACGAATTAAAACAAGTTTGGAATCAAATAAAACCAAGTCTAGGTGAAATATCTGCACTAGGTGGTGATTGGATTCCAGAAGATGCCTATTGTGATATTAAGGT